TCTTGGTGTTTTGCCCATAGACCCCGTAGCACAACACAATAACACTGTGTATTTCACAACTTCTACCGGCACTAATAACTATGCAGTTAACTTAATGGCTATAGCCGGCACAAGAGTTGATGTTGCCGCGTATCAAAGGTTTGGCTTAAATGATGCGAACCTTAGAATATCCAGAACAAACATGGGTTATCTTGCCGTTGCTGCAGTAATTGAAGAATTTGGTTTGCTTCAATACGCTAGTGTTTATCTTCTTAATTCTCAAGACAGATGGCAAGTTATGAAAATTCCAGCCACTATGGAATACGATGACAGCTTAAAGTTTGCCGTTGCTCGCGGTCAAGTATCAAGATATAACACGTCCCAAGATCAGGCTCTTTATCTAGCAGAAACGACAACCGGAGCCATTCAAAACAAACTAGCACTACATCGTCTGCGCCCTACAACGGTAGAACCAGGACAGGCAAGTGGAAGCACCCTGCCAGCCAGCGCTACTTTAAAACTTGCTGACGTGTCCACAAAAGTCCCAACCATCATAAAGCGCGTATACGTAGAAGCAGAAATGCTTCAAATACCCGGCACCTCGTACACGGGGTCAGCCAGTATCCAAGCAAGAGTTAATAACAAAGCCGTAGCCAATATAGATTTTGCTGCCGGAACAGAAGCTACTAGCGGCTTGTCTACGGCGTATACATACACATTTGCAGGATTTACAACCGTAAGTAACACTACAACTTCACAAATAAGAGTTCTTAGGTTTAATGTCGACAACGCTTCCTACGGATACTTAAACGAAATAGAACTTCAGTTTGCTGGATTACGCATTCGACGTTGTTGGGTTGAAGGCGATACGCAATGACAACAAGGTCCATTAACCCGGCATCTTACGGGGCGGGTGTTGCGTCGCTTGGGACCAATACTTTACCTACGACATGGGAACACCCAATATCTTGGGACTCTTTAGAAAAGTATTTTAAAGGGGCTTTAAATAAAGACACCCGTAAAGTTTTTAACATGTTGTTGGAAAATTCTAAATCTCTGGAAGACCATTTAGACACCGCTTATCTTAAAAACAGCGGAGGAACGGTTGCTGGTTCAACCACTTTTACCGGCAGTGTAACTTTGCCAGGAACCATTTCCTTGGGTGGAACACTAATCAGCACTTTAAGCTTTCCGCCTACTGGATCTATCATGCCGTACGCTGGAAGCGCGGCTCCTCCCGGATGGCTATTATGCGATGGAACTCCGTACAGCACAACGACCTACGCTGCCTTGTTTACGGTTTGCGGTTCAACGTACAACACTTCTGCTGGTCAGTCCGCACCAACAGCAGGCAACTTTCGGGTACCAAACCTTAAAGGAAGAATGCCAGTTGGCCTGGATGCCGGGGTAACCGACTTTAATACTCCTGGTAAATCTGGTGGTTCGACAACTGTAACTATCACCGTTGCCCAATTACCAGTCCATAAGCACGCCAACACCGCTGCATTGACTTCTGGAACCGTAAGCATTACGGACCCAGGTCACGGTCACACGATTACGGACCCAGGTCACGGACATACGATTAATGACCACACGCATACAAACCAAGTAACTACAATTATCCCTGCTGGTGCCCACGCACATGACAATGTGACTGACTATGTTTCTGCGGGTACAAACGGTGCATCCCCAAGCCCAACCGTTTCCTCTATATCCACAACAAGCCTTTCAGCTAACTCAAATACAACTGGCGTTTCAGCCGTTTCTAACACAACTGGTATTTCGGGATCGGTTGGCACAGGAATTACAGTGACCAACGTTGATACAGGTTCAGGCAACGCCGTAGACAACATGTCTCCATACCTTGTATTGAACTACATCATTAAAACATAGGCCAGGTTCCTGGAAACTAGTGGCTTAATATGGGATACTAGGCAAATGAATACACAGGTTATTAAAGATGTAGCAGTTCGCCTTGCTGCCCTTTTTGTATCTAGCTCCTTGGGAATTATCACAGGAACTGGAGTCATTGGGGCTTTTACAGATAAGGTAAGCATTCCCATCTGGTTCCAGGCTCTTCAGGCCGGTGGAGCTGCTGTAGCCCTTGTGGTGTACGACCTCAGCAAAGCCCTCAGTGACGGCAAACTTGAAATGAGCGAAGTAGACAAAGCTTTTGGCGTAGACCGTTCAAAGCACGATGCCTCGTAAGTACAGCTATTACCCTGCGTTTGACGGTAAAGGCGCACAGCCTGGCACAGAAAAACTCGCTGCTCTTTGTGCGGCTAGGTGGAAAACCAAGAACCTGGGGATTTATTCCCCGCGATTGATGCGAAATTCCAAGACCGAAGGCAAGAAAATTGGCGATCCTGGTATGGAAAAATACCTATCAGTCCACGCTACCGGCGCTGCGGTAGACATTGGGTACGACGACCGCAAGGTTGGGGTTGCAATGTGGGACTGGTTTATCAAGTACACCAAGGAATTGGGTATTGAAGAAATCCACGACTACGCATTTGACAAGAACGTTAAAGACAAAGTACAGGGCTACGGTCGCGGCTTTAGGTGCTCAAGAGGCGAAAACGCTGAAGGGGTCAAATTATTTACCGTTGATGACAATGCTGGTTCTTTCGGGGGCAAGTGGCTCCATCTAGAACTTTCTCCAGAGATGGCTAAAGACCCTGAAAAGTTTGAAGCTGCTTGGCGTTCACTACCTAAGCCAGCATAAACAATGGATGCCACCTGGTCGGCTGTAATAGTGGCCCTTATATCCGGCCCAATAATGTGGCTATTATATAGGTTGGATAAGAATAATTCTAGCCAGCACGGCCAGGCAATAGAATTAATCAAGTCCGTTAAAGACGACATACAGGAAGTCAAAGATATGCAAGTATGGACTGACTTAAAACTTACCAAGCATACTAGAGAAGATCACCATGCCAGCCACGACTGATTATCTTGCTACACTTAAAATCCAATTAGACGCAGCGGCAGCCAACAAAAAGCTTGCCCTTGACACTGCTTACGAACGAGCCACTAATGTGCAGTTCGACAAAGAAGGCAAGATGTCTACTCGTAAAACACCCGCTGGGAACGATGCTGGTCCTGGAACTTTAGACGTTCAGTATGCAGAACAACAAAGAAACATAGGTATTTCAAACGAAGCTTCCGGTACGCTTAAATCTGGGCAGTACGGACGTGAATTAGCCACAAGCCAGGCTGGGTATAGGTCAACTATCGCTGGCCTTAACGCTGAAAGAATTTCTGGTCAAACCGCTGCTGATACCGACGCGGCTTCTGAATACGCTAAATATAAAGCCATGTACGGTACGCCAACCTCCGATGCAACTCCTACAACTGGCGGTGGAGGAACAAGTGGTGGTACCGGCGGCGGTGGCGGTGGAGGCGGTGGAGGAACCCAAAAACCTGCAGATCCAACAGACAACGCACCAGTAACAGCTCCACCTGTGTTTAATGCCCCTGCCGCTCCTAACACCATTCCTCAGTCAACGTACACAAACATGACTCCGCAACAAAAAGCTGCTGTTATCTCTAGGACCGGTGCTATTGACACAAAAGGACGTAGCGGCATGGGGGCAAGCGCACCTAAAGCTGTAATACCTCAAAATAAACAAGTCACGTCTCCGGTGACCAAGAAACCGGTAGTTACTCCTCCTAAAAAACTTAAACCAGTCGGGGCATGGGATCGCTAATGGGTGTTTCAAGAAATGACATGTACCGTGACAAGTACGATTCAACAGAGATTAATGTACGCGGGCCCCGCCCATTTGGCGACTACGCCAATGCCGTAGCTATGCGTGAGCTTGGGCTTCGTCAAGACACCACCAACGCTCTTAACATGACTAGTTCGCTTCAGGACATTGCTGCCAAAACCGGGATGCAGGGAACTTTTAATACTTCCGACATTCCATCGGTTGCGGGATTAGCTAACCAGCAAGCCAATATTAAAACAACTTCAATGAACCGAGCAGACCGGACCGATGACGTTGTAGACTCACTGCCAGGTTATGTTAGCTCTTATCGCAATTATCTACGTTGGCGCTACCCGTCTCGTTATGGTATTAAAAAAGCCAAGACCGGTTCTAGCCCTAACTACACAACTGATTTCCAACAAAGTGGTGCAGACATAGCAGACATAGCAGACCCATACGAGCCGAAACCGTTTGGTGCTAAATGATAGGTTCATACGACTCACTTCTTAAAGCTTCACAAGGCCGGATGGCTCCACGTGTAGTTACACCACCACCTGCTGTCGAACCATATTCAGGTGGGCTTGATAGCGCAAGCCGCGCCAACAGTTTGGCTCAAGCTCAAATGGCTGGTGGTCCTAGCTTGCTAAGTGGGTTTAACAGAGCTTCTGGTGGACTGTCGGCAAAAGGAAAATACTCAGGATTTTTTAGTGCCGGAGATCAGCAAGCAGCTATTGAAGGTGCAGCCATGGACCTAAAAGGCGATGCAGCTACGTATCGCGCCAAAGCCGATGCTTTCATGAAGAAGCTTGACCCAGTTTATGGAGAAGCATCTAAGGGCCCAAGCCGCGCCTTTACCAGTCAAGGCACAGCCCAAATGCCCGGAGTTGATCCACGTCGCTCTGTAACCCCAGGCGGTTACATTGACAAGATTGTTAACCCAAGTAGAAAATACGCTAACCAGCTAAACGATTGGTACGCTCAGCAGTCTGCACCTGCTGTTAAATACAGAGCAACAGCTGAACAAATAGAACGCACCCCAATATCTGAATTTGCCACACAGATTGCTACCAACTCTTACGGCATGAACCCAGACTTGGCTCGCGGTAAATTTGCCAATCTTGACGAAACTTATTACAAGCAACAACGAGATGCTAATTCTATAGCGCTTAATCAGATGCCGTACGACGAGTACAAAGCCCAACAAGAAGACTTGGCATTTGGAACCACTAACAAAAAGATTAACTCCGGTATTGAAGCCGAAGCGGCTGCCAGTCTCGATGAAATTTCTGGTGTTGGAAGTAGTTTCCTATCTGCCGCTACTGGTCAAACAGCAGCACAGATGTATAAAGTTGCCGAATCAGAATTTGACTTTACAGATCCTAAGGATAACGTTAAAAAGCGAGGCGATGGTCTATATGTTATTCAACAGTATGGTGTTTATCTTGACGAAGGCAAGTTGGACATGGCACAAGATCTTCTTAATGCTATTCCTCAAGAAAGGCAAGACCTTAAACGACTGGTTCAGGCACTTCAATCAGTTAAACTTCAGAAGATGGGTAAAGCTGCAGTTGGTACAATGACGTACGAGTCTTTTCTTAATTCCTTAGGAGAATAATGGCTCCCAAGCTGCCAAACTTGAAGCCGGGTTTTACGCCTATTCCGTCGCCGCCGGTACCTGTACCCATCGCGCCTTTAACTCCCGTAGCCCGCGCAACCCCTGTTGCCCCCGCCCGCCCTTCTTTGTCTTCCGTCGGTCCTCCGATTGTAAGGTCAACAACGTCGGCAGCAGGCAGCAAAAGTTCCACTTTTGGCAGCGGCAGTACGTACCTCGATCCAGGTGGTAGCCGCGCCGTAAAAGAACTCAAAGAGATTGGGGCGTTGTTTAAAAACACTGCTCCAGGCTTAGTCAGAAT